TACTAAATGCCATCCTTTAATACTAAAGTATTCGCCTCGTCTTTTTTTGATGAAGTCTAGAATTGCTAATCCATCATCATAAAATTCTCTCATTTCCTCTGAGTTACTGAAATGGATATTTTTGTTGTCTTTGTATCCTTTAGAGTAAGTTTCTCTAAATCTATCTTCAAAGTATTCTTCTATGTTTATTCTGTCTGCTTGTACTCCACTTTCATTGTACATTACAGATAAATAGTTTTGTAATGTTTCGTGTAAGGCGGTTCCAAAAGTCATGTTGATAGAAAAACTAGGTACTTTATGTCCATCTCTGTATTGTAATGCCCATTTTTTAGGGCATTGCAAATACATTGACATTTGAGAATAGGAAATAGTTTTTTGAAACGCGTAGTTTATTTCCTGTGGTTTGTAGTTTTGGATTTGTTTTATTGTAGATGGTAGTTTACTTTTAGCCATACTATTTTTTCCATAATCCTCTCTCTACTAATTGAGCAATAATACCATAGTTAGTAATATCTTGGTATGTGTCAACTAGTGGTTCATTTTTACCTATTTGTTTAGTAATGATAAGATTTTTCCATCTATTTACTTTATCTGATAAGCGATACCAGAGTCCAGTTAATGCAAAGTCTTTTTCTTCATCGTTTGCTAATTGAGTACCAGCAGCGATATTTGACATTCCATAGTCTATGTGCTTACGTGCAAACAATGTATATTGTTCTTTCATTATTTGTTTGTATCCAGCTGCTATAGTTGGATATTCTTTTTCTAGCTGTTCAATAACAGACATTTCTTCTTTAGCCATTACTTTAATAGTTTTTTAATTTCTTTTTCTTCAATTCCTTTTTTAATTAAAATATCTTCTACACCTTCTTTCCTCAATAAAGAAATATATTCATCTGCTTCACCTAAAGAACATTCAAAATGTTCAGATACATGTTTTAGTAATTCAGAATTAGTAGATTTTTTGTTGTTTGGTCTAATGTAAGGTGAGTAAGTATTTTTTGATTTAGGAATCATCCAACAATATACTTCATACAACTTTTTATTATCTTTAATATTTAATCCTTGAACGTAATTAACAACTTCAACATATTTAGGATTCATACTTAATGTTTTATTCATCATGTATCCATTGAATTCTTTTTGTTGTTCAGGAGTAAATGTATCCCAAGATGGTTTAGTATCAATAATTGCTTTTACAAAGTCAAATATTGAAAACAATTTTGGTTTAGATGGTTTTATTGTACTCTTCATATTCTTCTCTTAATTCTTTAGGAAGTAATTCAATTAATATTTTTCCTGTTTTAGTATCAATAAATACTGGGATTGGAATAACTGCATCTTCACTTGTGCCTGTTAAAAATTTACTAATTTTTCTTAGTACTGTTACTTCTTGGAAGATTTGTCCTCCGTCTTCAGATTTGATTGGGGTGGATTGTTTTATATCCACATTCATTTTCATTTGTTGTTCTTGATTCATATTTATTTATTTTATTGTTTCTAGGATTTTACTAATACAAGCCATTATGTTTATTTCTTTATCTAGTCTAAATGTAGCATGGTACATATACTCTTCTAAGTAACATATAACTATACCTTCATTTCCATTAGCGTATTCATTTAATTTATCGTACAAAAATTTATATAAATCCTCAAAATTATCTGTATCTGAATTTGCAATAATTTGTCTAATGTTATTAAACGATTTAATGGATGGTTTCTTTAATTCAGCCAATAAAGCATCTTTATAGTCATCAGTTGAATTAGACATTGTATCTAATTTTAAAGCACCATCTATAGTATATTTTTGACAGTTATTAATGATTTTTCTAAAGTCAGGATAGAATTTATTTACAATAGTAACTAGATCCTCTACTTCATATTCAATTTCTTCTTTATCTAAAATACGACTAATGTATTGTGCAACTACTTTTTTAGTAGGAGGAGATAAATCAAATTCTTGCAATCTACTTCTTAGTGGTTCAATTAAGCGTTCTGGATAGTTACCTGTAAGTATAAAACGAGTAGTTAAACTATATGTTTCCATCATATTTAACAAAATAACTTGTGATGCTTGAAGTATATGAGTTGCTTCATCTAGAATCACTACTTTAAGTGGTTTAAATGAACCAGCAGCAGCAAATGCTCCTACTTTATCTCTCATTACTTCTATTGAACGTTCATCAGTTGCATTAATATACAAATAATCACAATCAATATTTTTAGTTAATATTTTAGCAATTGTTGTTTTACCAGCACCTGGTTTCCCAAAGAATCCTAGGTGTGGGATATCTTGATTTTTGATGAATTCTTCAAATTTAGATTTATATTCATCTTTACAAATGTATCCTTCTAGAGTGTCAGGACGGTAACGTTCATTTAGGATGGTGTGTAACTTTTTTGACATAACTTTTATTTTTAATATACGATTTAGAGTTTTGAAATCCTAATAATCTCCATAAATATTGAATTTTTTAGCTGGTGGAGGAGGTGGTGGAGCTACTTCTTCAGTAGTAATCATATACAACTCTCCTTTTAAAGGTGCTAATCTAAATTCACATTTGGTTTGTGTTTGTTGAAAATACGCTTCTAGTGTTTCAGTTAAACTATTGTGAACATCTTTTGCAAAACCATCAACTAGCGACCAGCGGTCCCCAGGAGGGACACGCTGTGCTATTAATATATTTTTTTCTACTTTTTCCATATTACATCATGCCTGCCATTCCTGCCATAGCATCGTTATTGTCTTTATCGTTTTTAATTTCTACAATTGCTGCTTCAGTTAATAATACTGTACCTGCAACTGATGCTGCGTTTTCTAAAGCATTACGAGTAACTTTGGATGGATCAATAATACCTGCTTCTTTCATGTTAACAAATTGTTGAGTTTTAATGTTGTATCCTTTCCAAGTATCGTCTCCACTTAACTCATTAATCAAACCATAACATTCACCTTCTGTGTATCCAGCATTTGTTAGAATTTTCATAAATGGTGAGGAACATGCTTTGTAAACAATTTTTCTACCAATATGAATATCAGAACCAAATTTTATTTCTTTTTCAGTAATTGCTTCTCTAGCATATAATAATGCTGCTCCACCACCTGGTACAATTCCTTCTTCAATTGCTGCTTTTGTGGCGTGTAAAGCATCATCAACTCTATCTTTAGTTTCTTTCATTTCTAGTTCACTATTTCCACCTACGTGAATAATAGCTACACCACCAATAAATTTAGCTAAACGTTCTTGTAATTTTTCTTTTTCAAATGCTACTGTTGATTTATCAATTTGAGATTGTAATTCATCAATTCTAGATTCAATTTTTTCTAAATTACCTTTACCATCAACAATTGTTGTTTGGTCTTTAGTAATAGTTACTAAACGTGATTTACCAAACCAATCCCAACTAAATTTATCTAGTTTCATTCCTTTTTCAGAAGAAAATACTTGTCCACCAGTCATAATAGCCATGTCTTCAAGTAATAATTTTCTACGATCACCAAAGTCAGGAGCTTTAACAGCTGCTACTTTTAATGTACCTCTCATTTTATTTACAATAAGAGTAGATAAAGCCTCTCCATCAATATCTTCAGCAACAATCAATAATGATTTTCCTGTTCCCGAAATACCTTCTAAAATAGGCAATAAATCTTTTACTTGATTAAATTTTCTATCTGCAATCAAAATAAATGGTTCTTCTAAAGTACAAGTCATATCATTGTTGTTTGTAACAAAATAATGTGATTTATATCCTCTATCGAATTGCATACCTTCAACTGTTTCAAGATATGTTTCTCCTGTTTTTGATTCTTCAATAGTAACAACTCCATCACGACCTACTTTTTCCATTGCTGTAGCAATTAATTTACCTATTTCAGAATCGTTATTTGCTGAAATAGTAGCAATTTGTTCTAATTGAGTTTCTGAAGTAATATCTTGAGATATTTCATTACGTAAGCATTCAATTACTTCTTTTGTTGCTAAATCAATACCACGTTTAATTTCTACAGCATTTGCTCCTTTATCTAAATAAGATAAACCTTCATTAATAATACTTTGTGCTAATAAAGTAGATGTAGTTGTACCATCACCAGCACTGTTTGCTGTTTTAATTGATGTTTGTTTAATCATTTCTACACCTAAATTTTCAATAGGATCTTCTAGATTTGCTATCTGTTTAGCTACACTAACACCATCTTTAGTACTTCTTACTTCACCATATTCAGTGTAAATAACGTTTCTACCATTTGGTCCTAAAGTTGAAGTAACTGCTTCTGCTAATTTATTAATACCACTAACTAATTTTTTACGAGCGTCTGGCCCGAATTCTATTATTTTATTCATATTTTTATTTTATTTTTATTTCTTTTATTTCATTTATATAAACAGGAGGGATATTTTCAAAAGTCCATATTCCTAATGAATAATTTGGATCTTTATAGAATTTTGTTTTTTTATTTTCAATCAATAATCTAGCATCTATTTCTAATAAATAACACTTTTCTATTAATTCTCTTGTGTCAGGAGGAAGTGTTTTATATAAAAAATTAGATAATCTATCAAACTCCTTTTCATTATATTTTTCTACAAAATAAATTCTTTCTGGGTGGTTAGAGATTTTAGATTTGTTTTTTGGAGTTAAACCTATATCTTTTATTTTATCCCAAAAAATATCAAAAGTTAAATGATATATTTTATCTTCAACAGTTGTTATTTCTAAATCATATCTAGGTTCAAATTCTAATTCAATTGTGTTAGAATTAAAAATAAAATGTTTTAAATCTTTTTCACTAAAAGGAAATCCATTTATTTTAGATATAAACCAACCAAAAGATTCTACGAAATTATTAATATCTTTTATATTTAAAAATTGATTATTTATAATTTTATTAAGAGAAATTTTAAATTTTTCATGTCCTATTTTTTCAATATTTGAATATTTATCTTTAAATCTTTCTTTAAATATTTCAATTGTTTTATTAGTAGGAATAGTTTGATTTATAAATTCTTTTATTAGTTGTTCTTCACATATTTGAGAATATATTTCTAACATCCAATTATCTCCATATTCTTTAAAATTTGGATATTCTTTTCGTATTTGAGAAATATTTACTTTATATTGATTATTAAAATCCATAGATTTTTAATTAATCATTAATAACTGCTAATACTTGATTTTCACTACATGACCAATATTCTTGACCATCCAATTCTACTTTAGATACTCCAACTGCGGGTAGTACCACTTGTTGTCCTTCTTTGAGTGTTGAAGTAACAAATTGACCGGTTGCACAGTAGTAGCCAGGACCTACAGATACAATTGTACCACGTAATCCTTTTTCTTTTCCTAAATCGGGTACTACTATAGAGCCGTAGGTTATTTCTTCCTCGTCTAGAGGCTTAACGATAATGCTGTTAAATACAGCTT